ATAACAAGATGTCAAAATCAGTATACCTTACTGGATCAGCTGAACGGCTGCATAAACGTAATATATCTGAGAAGACTAATAAGTTCTATCAAATATATGTAGATGGTAATGAATTAAAGTTTCCATACTATGATGAATCAGGTGTATTACAAGGTATAAAAACAAAAACCAAAAAGAAAGACTTTAGATATGAAGGAGTTTCCACTGACACTTTATTCGGTCAGCATCGTTTCCCTACTAGTGGTAAACGTATTGTTGTTACTGAGGGTGAACTAGATGCTGCCAGTTGTTACGAAGCTATGTCCGGATGGCCGATGGTATCACTACCGCATGGAGCCGCTTCCGCAAAGAAGGACATCCAGAAACAAATACCGTTATTTCAGGGGTATCAAGAAATCATACTATTCTTCGATGCTGACGCCGCAGGGCGCCAAGCCACGGAGGAAGCGGCGTCGATACTACCTCCCGGCAAAGTATCAATTGCGAGACTTGAAGAGTACAAGGACGCGAGCGAGGCTTTACAGGCTCACGATGCTGAAGCGATTCGAAAGGCTATATGGGAGGCTAAACCTTACAGACCTGATGGTATTGTTGAAGGAAAGACATTATTTGAAGTAGTAACTACACCAACACCACCTGCCGACCATGACTATCCATTTCAAGGACTTAATGATAAACTCCACGGGATTAGATATCAGGAGCTTACAACGGTTACTTCAGGATCTGGCCAAGGAAAATCCACATTCTGTAGGCAACTTGCAACTCACCTTCTTAACCAAGGCGTACGGGTCGGGTACTTGGCACTTGAAGAATCTAACCGTAGAACCGCTCTTGGATTAATGAGCACTCATGCAGGGAAAGCACTGCATATCGGAGAACATTCAAGAGAATTATTAGGAGAAATATATAACGATACCTTAGCTAAATGGCCATTGTTTTTATTTGATGGGTTTGGGTCTTATGATCCCGATATCATATATAACCGCTGTGAATATTTAGCAATGGGTCTTGATACTAAAATTATTTTCTTAGATCACCTTAGTATATTATTATCTGGACTTCAAGGTGATGAAAGAAAAATGATAGATCAAACCATGACTCGTTTACGATCATTAGTTGAACGAACTGGTATTTCATTATTTCTTGTATCACATTTAAGGAGAAGCAACAATGACCGTAATGCGCACGAAGAGGGAGGAAAAGTGTCCCTCAGCCAATTACGAGGGTCTCACAGCATTGCTCAACTTAGCGATCAAGTCATCGCTTTGGAACGAGATCAACAAAGCGAAACTGAACGAGACATTACGACTCTTAGAATCATTAAAAATCGTTACTCAGGTGAAACTGGATATGCTGGAAAGATAAGATATGATCTACCCACCTCTAGATTTATTGAACATGAAACTACGGAATCACCAATTTTCAACCCCGGAACAGACTTCTAACTTAAAACGACCTAACCCACCTTCACCCGAAGCAGTAAGACGTGCCAAATTTAAAGACAAGACCTTCCAGTGGAACAGTAGTATTCGATCTGGAAACAAACGGACTACTACATGATGCAACAAAGATCCACTGTATTGTCCTTTACTGGCTTGAAGAGAATCGTACCGAGGTTTTCAATGATGAACCTTATGCGAAGAATCCAAAGGATCTCCCAATGGCGAGTAACTATTCCATTACGACTGCTCTCAGTCAGCTTGAAGTTGCTGATACCGTTATCGGTCATAATATCATTGGCTTTGATATACCTGTTATCCAAAAGCTTTATCCTTACTTCCGTGTCAGCGGGACTATTGTTGATACTCTTTTGTTATCTAGGTTATATCATCCTAATTTATTCGACATAGATAAGAATAGAAATTGGAAACATATGCCATTACAATTATATGGCAAACATTCTCTTGAGAGTTATGGATACCGACTCGGTGAATACAAAGGAAGCTTTGCAAAGAACACCGATTGGCAAGAATGGTCTCAAGAAATGCAAGACTACTGTATACAAGATGTTGTAGTTACAAATAAACTATGCAATCATTTCCTCCCTTACCTGAATGGATCACGTTAGAACATCAGGTAGCACAAATACTAACACAACAGGAGTTACATGGATGGTACTTTGATGAACGAGCTGCACGGAAACTTGAATCAGCTCTCAGAAAAGAGTATGAAGATACTACGAAGTTATTACGAGACAGGCATCCTTTCGTCAAAGGATCAGACTTTACTCCTAAACGAGCTAACAGAAGAGCGGGATATGTCGAAGGTTGTCCATTAACTAAATTAAAAGAATTTAACCCTACAAGTAGGGATCATATATCGTGGATCTTACAAACACACTATGGCTGGACGCCTTCATCAATGACGGCTTCCGGGAAGGCGGTTATCGACGAGACCGTATTAAAAGAACTTGGGACGGATATAGCTCTTCAGTTCTTGACACTACTGGATCTGACCAAAAAGCTTGGGATGATATCAGAAGGCGTCAACGCATGGCAGAAGTTATGTACGACGTCTAGTAGAATACACCACCATTGCTCAACGGCAACACAAACTTTCCGTTGCGCCCACCGATCTCCAAATCTCGGACAGGTTCCAAGTGATGAAAGGTTCAGACGTTTATTTACTGCTACTCCAAATAAAAGATTGGTTGCTGCTGATCTTTCTGGGATTGAGCTACGTATGCTTGCTCACTATCTCGGCAGATTTGATGGAGGGCGATATGCTAAAGTGCTTGTCGAAGGAGACATACACCAAGAAAATGCTGACAAAATTGGAATCAGTAGGAAACAAGTTAAAACAGTAACTTATTGCTTTCTTTATGGAGGAGGCGATGTTAAACTAGGACACTCTTATGACAAACAGCTTTCCGAGAACAAGGCAAGAAAAAAAGGTAAAGAAATTCGTGAAGCTTATATCGCTGCCATCCCGGGTCTTAAAGAGCTCTTGGAAGCAGTACACAAAGCTAGTGAGAAAGGTTATGTCTTAGGGATTGACAAGCGTAGAATTCTTGTCGATTCGAAACATAAAAGTTTAAATTACCTTTTACAAGGATCGTCAGCTATTTTAGCAAAAAAATGGATGGTACTAACAAATGAATCTTTACCAAAAACTGCTCACCAACTTGCATTCATACATGATGAATTACAATTTGAAACGGAAGACAAGGACGTACAAGACTTAAAGTTCTTACTTGAATTGTCAGCCGTACAAGCTGGAGAGTACTATAATTTACGTTGTCCAATTGCAGCCGAAGCTAAAGATGGCTACACATGGGCAGACACCCACTAACTTATGAAAATTTTAGTTGATGCAGACTACATCGTATATAAGTCGTGTGCTGCAGCTGAGTCTGAAGTTGATTTCGGTGACGATGTTATCCTCGTTACTAGTAATTTTAGTGATGCTTACAATGCAACACAACGAGAAATTACCAAGCTTAGAAACAAACTTGGGTCATTCTCTGATATAATACTGTTCTTTTCTGACAGTCAAAATTTTAGAAAGAAAATTCTACCCTCATATAAAGGTCACAGAAATCGTAAGAAACCATGTGGCTATAAGCGTATAATCAATGCTCTTAAAGAAGAGTATAAGGTCATTGTTAAACCTCTCTTAGAGGGAGATGATGCAATGGGTATATATGCAACAAAATTTCCCGGTAATATCATAGCCTCACCCGATAAGGATATGAAACAGATACCCGGTCAGCTGTATAACTTTGAAGAATCTTTCACAATAACGCCTGAGCAGGGAGCACGTTGGCATCTAACACAAACGATGGCAGGTGACCAGACCGATGGATACGGAGGTATTCCCGGGATAGGTGTTAAAAGATCTGAAGCTCTATTTAAAGAGAAAGGTTGTTCATGGAAAACAGTAGTTGAGGCTTTTAAAGATAAAGACTTAACTGAGGAAGACGCATTAATCAATGCTAGACTGGCTAGAATTTTAACAGCTGATGATTATGACTTCAAACAAAAAGAACCAAAACTATGGACCCCCGCCGCCAATTACAAAGTTGACGATGGAACAGGATCTAAAAATGAGGCTGCTTGAAGATAGATTAAACAGTGGTGAGGTCGATATCAAGGACATCACTACGGTCTTCTTAGCCTTACAAAAGCAGAACTTTATTCTTGCTAATTCACTTATAAATTTAGTTAATCAATGGCCAAAGGTCCAACCTACTATCAACGAGGTTCCCGCGATGTTTGGGATTTTATTAGAGAACAAGGACTAAACTTTCACCTCGGTAATGCTATTAAATATATCTGCAGGGCAGGTTATAAAGATAGTAAGATACAAGACTTAGAAAAAGCAATTCATTATTTAGAAAACGAGCTCCACCATGCAGAAAACATTCTTATCAGATCAGGCGAAGGAATTCCGATCAAGATACAATCTGAAAAACAGTCCATCGAGAGAGAAACGTATATATCAGAGAAATCTGATTGCTGAGGAATTCAAAGAGTTTTTTGAAGCTGAAGAAATGTTATTTAGAAATAATTCTGAATTAGAGGCAGAAGCTTTAAAAGAATTAGCTGATTTAGTTTATGTATGCTACCAATATGCTGAGAATATGAATTGGTTTTTAGATGAAGCGTTAGATAGGGTACACGAAAGTAATATGTCCAAACTCGGCGAGGACGGTAAACCAATATACCGAGAAGATGGAAAGGTTCTAAAAGGACCAAATTATAAAAAACCAAACTTGTCTGATTTAATTTAAAATGGCAGCAGAACTTATCTCCCGCACTGGTCGGGTCCAGTCATGGCTGGATAACCCAGAATCACGCCTACCAGTATCATGCACGGTATTTGTTGTTGAAGACT